GTATCATTGTATTTATTAAATATATTGCTGATAATTCCACGGCCGCTATTATAAGCCTCGTCTTTAAATAGCAAATTGTTGTCTATCATAGATCCTTTTTCCTTAGCTATCTCTCCTATATCAACGGCTATATCTATTTTTTCAAACTTTTTAACAATAGCAGAATGGAGACTTTTCCTTATAAAAATCTTGAAGTTATATCCATCAATATCCTCGCTAAATAGAACATCTTTAATATTCAGGCGTTTAATGATTAAATCGAGCATAATTATTGAGAGTTTTTCGAACTTAATAATACATAACGCCGTATTGTCTTTTTTCAATATTATTCTATTGATAGAGAGGTCTTTGTTGATTATCAAGGTTCTATATATTTGATTTTTGTAATCACTATCTTTTTGTGCGTTCATTTCCTCTATAATTAACTTCCTGATACTTTTCATACTTTCTAAATTGCGATAGAAGTTCTTATTGGCGTTGCTCATATTATCCGAGCATTTATTTAATATTTTAACTATATTTTTGTGATTATCAAGATTAAAAAATCGGCTCTCCTTTTTATTCAGGGATTTTGATATTATAGGTTCATAATAGACAACCTCGTTATCCTTTGCTTTATTTTCGGAAGAAGTCATTAACATAATGACTTTCGTTTTTTTCCCGAGATATAAAAGCAGATCATTTATTGCGGAATACCGAGGACATACAATGCTCACATCACTATGTGGTAGCCCAATCTCTACATCCCACAAGACAATTAGCTTATTATATATGATTGCGACTAATGTATATAAATAATGAATGACATTTCCAGAGGGATTCTCTTCTGACTTTAAATAATTAATGAACTTTTTATAAGATTTATATATACATAATAATCTGGATTTTTTATAAAGGGATTTCTCGCTATTATCCTCCATAGCTGGAATATTAATAGCAGCGTTAGCCATCTTGTCGTATTTAAGGAACTCGGTATATAACTCCTGGTTTAATTCGGGGATAACTGGATCTATATCAGAGAAATCTCTAAATACATTTCCATTTTCAAGAGACAAAAACTTTAAGATATCCAGATTATCTTCTATATTTTTTATAAATTCATCTTTGGTAATTCCCAGCAAATAAGCGATTGAATTGATAATATTAGTCGTATTATTCAAGCCTTTTCTTAATACACAGTTGTGCTTATTTATATTATTATTCGATAAACAATTTTTCGTATAATCTTTGTAATCATCAAATAATATATAATACAGCTCTTTCTGTATTCCTCCAAAGCGATTTTTAGGAACAGGTATTTTATTCATAATATAATTCTTATCATTCTCATTGCTTCCATCACGAGAAGTTCCTTTAGTCCCACGCGGCTCTTCATTTTCTTCTTCTATCTCTTCGTTTTCCTCTATCTTGTCTATATCTTTGTCACCCTTAGCCTTTTTCTTCTTATCATCAGCCTTTTTCTTCTTTTCTAAATCTTTAATTGCTTTTTTAGATGGCGGTTTAGCAGTCTTTTTGCTATCAACTAACTTAGTGGTTTTTTCAGGATTTCTTTTGCCACAGCAAGGAATCTCTATATCTCCTTTAAGTAAATAAACATATCGCGATTTATTTTCATTTTTCATATTTGCGTTCATCATAATGGGTTTCTCATTTTCTTCTGGACATTTAAGAGATTCTGCTAAAGCGCCCTGAGCGCCTGGAGCTCCTAAAGCGCCTGGAGATTCATCGAGTGGGATATTACTTATAGGGCACCATATGCGCGGGCAAGTATAAAAGTTCTTGTTATCTTCGCTACTTCCATATTCAATATAGTTATCAAAAACCTTCTTATCGTATGGGTCATATCCCTTGGCTTTTAACATTTCAATCTCTTCTTTTTTTAGAACAAGCGGCTGATACTCCTTCTGACATTTTCTTGCAGGATTTTTGCCTTTTCCGCGATCTTTATAAAGCTCTTTATCTGCATTATTTAATTTATTTATCAAATAATTATTATCATTCTTGCTATTCTTATCGGCCCCAGAGCCACCGCCCGAACTTTTATTATTAAAATTATCATTAAAATCTTCTTCGTCAAACTTAAAACTATCACTTGATTTTGAAGATGATTTTGAAGAAGATTTTGAAGAAGATTTTTTAGGCGAAGCTATTTTTTTTGGTTCTGGTAAAACAATCTTGGTGATTATTTTTTTCTTAGCACCTGGTGCAGGCTTCCTTTCATTTCTGATATCTTCAATAATGCGCGCGAGCCAATATTTTAAATTATCTAACTCTACGAAAGAACTCGTCTTTTTAATATCTACATAGAAATCTATATTATTATTGTATTCCTTTATTATGATAATGGTCTCTTCTTTTTCACTTATATCAGTATTATTAGGCTTTATATTTTGTATTTCGGCTTTTTTATTAATTACACCCTTAATATAGTTTATCGTGGTATTTATCCCCATATCTTTTAGCACAGCCAAGATTTCTTCAAGTGTAGATTCCTGTATTTCGCTTCTATTTATTATAAAGTTATCTAAGTCAAAGCCTATAGAATTGCCGGCGATTCTCTTGTATTTAAAAACGCCCTTAGATTTTTTCTTATTAAGCACAAAATCCTCAAATATTTTCGTGTATGTCCCTACTTTTTTTATTAATTTCTGATATTCTAAATTATCTATTGAATAGTTTATTCGGAGGTTAATATCTATCTCTTTGAAAACGGCATTTATATTGAACTTCTTTAAATATCTAACAATATCATCCTTAATATGTATTATATTGCTCTTATTCTCGCCATTATCTATGTCATATTTAAAAGCCAATTTGAAAATCCCCTCTTTAAATATCGACAGTTTGATATTCCTATTCTTATAATAAAGGTTTATGACAGATATATCCTTGCTTTCTTTTTTGGCGGCATTAAGTTTAAACTTGTAATCCAAATATTTCTTTTCAAGTGTGTGGTGTTTATACAATTTATATATTGCATTATTATTATTCGCAAACTGTATCAACTGGATTTCTTCATCTGTTTTAAGTTTATCAAACAATACCATAAGCGGCTCCATATTTTCCATTCTATACTCAAATATAACCTCGTTATAATATTCGTTCTGTTCTACAACTTTCAGTACAGGTAGATTATAGAGCTTGACTATAGATTCCTCATCCTTGATAAGCTTAGCTATGGCTTGAATATTGACCTCTTCATTTTTATTAAAATAATATTTATTTTCATAATCAAAATCATTACGAAAAACTATATTGATTAAATCGTTATTAAATAATTCGTCATTATCATTATTGATATACTCTATAGATTCTTCGAGTTTCTTTGATGCCCTATCCTTGGATTTCAGGGGATTAACATCATAACCCTTCCAATAAATCTCTTTAATATCAAAAAGCAAGGGTTTCCCTAAAGTTTCATCCCAGCAATAATAAGGAAATCTCAGCGGCTGCTGCGGCTGCAGCGGCTTATTATTTTCATAATTATATATATGATATGCTATCTTATTTAAAGCATCTTTTATATTATTATCTTGAAATATATATTCATTTATCACGATATCATCAGGCTTATATTTATTGCCTATATTGCCCTTATTATTATCAAATATGTATTTGATATACTTGTTTTCAGATATCCACCTTTTGACAATAACAGGCTTTAATAATTCCATTATATATCTAATCTATTAAGAAGAAAAACATATTATTTTAATATATTAATATAGAAGAATATAAATTATGAATTCATCATTATTAATAAATGATTTAATAAATGTCTTAGAAGGTGCTAATAAGCAAAATGCAATGACTAAAGACGAAATTTTAAATTCTAAATTAGAAAACAATCCTATAATAAAGAATTTAGGAAATATTCTAAATAAAAGCTTTGAAGATTTTATCATAGATAATAATGAATTGACAAGAAATCTAAACGATGCCGTAAAAACAAGAGAAGAGCAAGATAAATTGACCGCGCCCGCTACGCCTGCTACGCCTGCTACACCTGCTACACCTGCTACTCCTGCTACACCTGCTACACCTGCTACGCCCGCTACGCCCGCTAAGCCAGCTACGCCTGCTACGCCCGAAAAGAAGGATGATGAAGATGACGAAGATGATGATATAATGGGAAAATTTAAATGGGTATTGATAGGTATAGGAATATTTGTATTTCTAATTATATGCGGTGGATTAATATATTATTATTATTCTTCTTCACCAGCAGAACCAGAAATAAATGTGTTAGATAATAATAATCCAGGATATCAATATAATCAAGATCCTTATGCAAGACCAGTTCCGCCAGTCGAAGAATTATCTGCTCAATCTTCAATCTTCTCTTTCTCAGCACCTCAGCAAGCTCAGCCCGTCCAACAAGCTCAGCCCGTCCAACAAGCTCAGCCCGTTCAACAAGCTCAGCCCGTTCAACAAGAATATTCTTATATGATGCCTTTTTCATTTTCTCAAAATCCTAAAGAACAAATTGACAATTTGCAAGATACGGTAAGGGGGAGTGTTAAAGAAGTATCTGTAAAAGAAAAGCCTGATATAGAAGAGCCCGCTAAAGAAGAGCCTGTAAAAGAAGAGCCTGTAAAAGAAGAGCCCGCTAAAGAAGAGCCTGTAAAAGAAGATCCTGTAAAAGAAGAGCCCGCTAAAGAAGAGCCTGTAAAAGAAGAGCCCGCTAAAGAAGAGCCTGTAAATGAAGATACAAGCAGCAGCGATAGCAGCAGCGAGAGCGATGACGAATCTGAAGAAAAAAAGGAAAAGGCTGAAGATACAAGCAGCAGCGAGAGCGATGACGAATCTGAAGAAAAAAAGGAAAAGGCTGAAGATACAAGCAGTAGCGAAAACGGCGAAAGCAGCAGCGAGAGCGAATCTGAAGAAAAAAAGGAAAAGGCTGAAGAAAAAAGCGTTAAAGATAGCAAATCAAAAAAAAAAGATAGTGAGGAAGATAATAAAATTATAGGGGGCTATAGAGGGAGCGGGAGAGGAAGGGGGAGAGGTATCGGAAGAGGTCTCGGAAGAGGTCGTGGAAGAGGTCTCGGAAGAGGTAATGGTCAGGTACGAGAGGGAGCGAGAAATAATGCAAAAAATAAAGATACAGGATTTAATTATATTATAAATAAAATATTTAATAGTGTAAAATAAAGATAATGATTATGAATAATAATATAATATATTATGCCTGAATATATATGTTATATAGAATCCTATTAATATTCCTATAATTATTAATATTAAAAACATAAATGAATTTGATATTAAATAATACAATATATATAATATTACAATTAAAAGTGGATAATAGCTATTAGCATTTTCTATTAATGAAAAAATAATGTTCATCATATTCTATAATTTTAATGATATTTTAAATTACCAACTGTTTTAAGTGTCCTACGCGTATATCAGTGTTAATCATAATTTGATAACCCGCTTTTATGATATTTTTTGAAAACGCAACATCCTCACTACATATATCTCGGATTACCTTTCCATCATCTGCTATAATTATATTTAATTCGGCGTCAAAATATGGATATCGCATTTTATCAAAAACCTCTTTTTTAACCGCCATAAATCCCATTCCAGTATAAGCGACTGGATAATATTTGAAGGAAGTCTCTTTTTTCCATACATCAATTTCTTCTGGAGTGCTAAACTTAAATGTTCCGTTTTCTTTGAAATAATTAATGTCCCAATCTTTAACAAAAGCATAATTTGTCAAGTCCGCCATTCTATACATTCCCGCAACAACTGGGTGATGTTCGGTAGATTCAATCAATTCAATAACTTGTTCGGGAGTAAATATAATGTCGCTATCAATTGTAACCCACAAATCAAAATCTTCATTATTAAAAGGCTTTTGAGTATCCCCTCTTAGCGTATCCAACCCCAGAGTTTTCATTCTTACAAATGAAACATACGAACCAGTCGCTGGCGAAATCAATATATCATATTTGCGAGTATCCATAACCTTGCTGATTGTTGAAGTCCAAGAAATTAGAAACTTTGAACTAAAATTATCCCCAGGTAAAGCAAAGATAACACGCTTCATTTTTTCTGGTGCCCCATTATTGACCGCTTGTCCCTCTGCTGCCGTTCCTTCCGTAGGAGCCGAAGGCTCTTGTACATCTACAATTGATACTTGGGTATCTGGGACTGCTCCGCTTGCTCCGCTTGCTCCGCTTGCTCCGCTTGTCTCGTTCATTATATTTAATATTTGATATTATTTCTTATATCATTTTACGAAGAGATTATAAATGTATATAAAATATATTTGCATATTATAATATAATATATGTATAATGTCTAATGATTATTATAATTATGATAGTGTAATTTATAATATTGAATTAGATAATGAGTCACCGAGGTGTGCTCAGCCTGTCAAAATCAAGAAACAGCTAAAGCCTCATCAATTAGCTTGTTTATATAAGGCGATTATGATGGAAAATCATAGGAAAATTAGATATTCTACGGGCGAAGAAATAGAGTCTAATATAGGTATTTTGGGGGATATTGTGGGATATGGGAAAACTCTAATAGCATTGTCTATAGTAGCCCATAATAATCTTAATAATATCCAGGTTAATAATGAGAAAATTATTAGTTATCATAGTTCCAAGGCTTATAATTATTTTAAATTAAGTTCTAAGAATAAAAATATTGCAGCTTTAAATAAAATCATTAATTCTACATTAATCGTAGTTCCCCGCGGCCCTGTATATGTTCAATGGGAACGAACATTGCGTGAGAATACCAATTTGAAATATCTGGCTATTGAAAATCTTAACTTTATAAATAAGCATATGCCGAAATACGATACAGACCGCGATGAAATTATCAAATATTTCAATCAATATGATGTAATCCTTATTAAAAATACCACGCTTTCTATATTGTTCAAATATTACGATCCTCATTATTTCTCATTATACAAGGAGCAAAAGCATTCTTCGTATATCTATAAATGGAATCGTGTAATTGTAGATGAATGTCACGATATTATTAATAAAATAGAGGGGCTATCCTATTTATATATTTGGTTAATCAGTGGGACTTATTTAAATATATGCGATCGCGTTTATTCATCATCCGTATCATTACATCATAATATGAGGGAGTTTATTAAAGAGGAATATCTGAACTTTATACTCGTCAAGTGTAATAAGGAGTTTGTTAAAGAGAGCTTTGATATCCCTCCAATCGTAGAGACATTTTATTTGTGTAAGATGTCAAAATATTTGAAGGTAATTAAAAATTACATAAGCCAGAATGTGCTTGAAAAAATTAATGCTAACGATATTTCGGGTGCTATCAAAGAATTGGGGGGTAAAAATGAAACGGAGACAGGAATAGCCAATTTGATATGCGCAGATATGAACAAGGCTATTCAGAACAAATATAAAGAGAAGGATTATATTAGTTTGCTGGATATAGCAGACGATATCAAGGCTAATAAATTGAAGATGATTGAGCAAGAGCTTATAAATTTGAACGAAAAACTGAAGGATTTGACAGAGAGGATATCAGAGATTGAAAGTAAAACCTGTGCAATTTGTTTGGATAACATAACGCACCCTATAATTTTGGATTGCACTCATATATTTTGCGGCAGTTGCATTATTAATTTATTAAATAACAGGGGAATGACTGGAGATAATGTCAAGAGGTGTCCAAATTGTCGCAAAGAAATAACGAGCACAGACAATTTGACAGCAATTGTTCCAGAGAAAAAAGAGGAGGTTGTAAAATTATCCAATAAAGATTCTATTGGAAAAGGCATATTGAGCAAAGAGGATACCTTGATTGAATTGATATTGAATAACAGAGCGGGCAAGTTCATAGTATTTAGTCGCGTAGATGCGGCATTCTCTAAAATTACTGAAATACTGACGACTAACAATATAACACACGCGTGTCTCAAAGGTAATACCAACCAGATGATGAATATCCTTAACAACTTTAAATACGGAAATACTAATGTTATTTTGTTAACTACGCAATATGCTGGCTCGGGCATTGATATTAGTGTTGCAACTGATGTCATAATATTACACTCTATGGACGCTGATAAACAGCAAGCTATTGGAAGAGCACAGCGTGTTGGGAGAATAGCCCCGCTCAAAGTACATAATCTATGTTATGAACACGAACTGAACCAGAATGAAAATCTTGTTATTAACAATTAGACAGCCATCATTAGGTATAACAAATATAATAAAAATTGATATTGTTTTATATGTCAAATATAATATATATAACAGATATAACAGATATAACATAGTATATTATACAATATACTATTAACAATATCAATTTGTAAAATGCCCGATGATAGAAATGCACTGAATGGCTCAAATATAACTGGAATAAATATGGGCAACTCCGGCAACCCCGGCAACCCTGGTAATCCGAACCATCTTAATAAGAGAATACCGAGATATAAGATGGGGGATGATAATGTTATTAAGATATCTAATGATAAACAAAAGTATTATTTGAATATTGCCGCAAAAATTGCAACAAAATCGCCGGTTTATACACACAAACACGGCGCTATAATCGTATATAAAGATATTATAATTTCTTCAGGATACAATTTTTATATAAAGGGCAATAGTATGCATGCTGAAATTTCGGCAATATCAAAAATAAACAAGAAGTACAAGGGGATTCTTAACGAATGCGATATCTATGTCGTAAGAATAGGTCCTAATAGCTTAGATAATCCTCTAAAATATTCTCGCCCTTGTATTGATTGCGAGAGCACAATTATAAAATACAATATTAAAAATGTCTATTATTCGACATCTTGCGAATATGATATAGTACACGGCGCTATTCATAATAAAAATAAATGCAAATGCTTCTTATAATTAGCGCACGGAGTAACGAAATAACGGAGTACGAAGTTATAGTGTGAGAGATACTTTGGGGATAATTCTCTTAATATTCTTTTTAACCACTGTTTCGCGCTCGTCTTCAAATATTTTTTTAAGCAATTCCTCACCAGAAAGCTCATTATATTTAATTATTTTTGTTTTAATATCATTCATTTTGATAGGAACCTTGCATTCTTTAACATTTGTTTTAATCCTCCCATGCTGCGTATTAAGATCATTATATTTATAATTAAACATAAACTCTTCTATTTTATTATTTAAAACTCGCTGGTAATTCTTACGCTCTTTCATAGCAATACTTAGTTTTCTAATCTGGTCATCATATTTAAACCAGTCATTCACGAGATTTTTAAAAGTTTCCAATTCTTCCGGCGTAGGCTCGTTGCTATTATTGTTAATAATATCATCTACAATATTCAAATTATCCATTATATATTATAATTGCCTATTATCCTTAAATTATTTTTTTGCGCCTTTTACAGGCCTTGCTTTGGGTCTCGCGATAGGCTTGACTGCTGGCTTGACTGCGGGCTTGACTGTAGGCATAATGAACTTTTTCAAATCAGCCAATTCTCTTGTTCCATTGTACTCGCTCTTTTTACCACGCGAATACTTAATTATCGTAGGATATCCCTCGATATTCTTCTTGCATTTTTCGGGAAGATGCTCGAAGTTATTTGCCTCAACATTTACGATAACTATATCTTTTTTATTTTTAATGCTATCACACAGTTTATTCCAAGTAGGTTTTAATTGAATACAATGACCGCACATATCCGAGTAATATAATATAACAAAATTACTGCTTGAAACTATAACATCATTAACCTCTTTCTTATTATGAAGATCCAAATAATAGAACATCAAAAATTAAATCTTCTATTTATATGCATTATTATTTTATCTATCTTAATATAAATAGAATTATGAATAATTATAATGAAGTTATAAAGGACGGAGTCAAAGAGGCGCCCAAGGAATATAATATGAAAGAATTGAGTTCCAAAATATCCTGTGAGAATATGTCATTATTATCAAAAAAATATACTGATAACCAGAGATTACTATTTGATGCGAATATTAATATGGAATTGTGCAATAGCCATCGATATTATTTTGATAATTTGGAAGATATAAAAGGCAGGGAGAACGGGCTTTTATCCGGAATGTCTGTTGGTAAAAAAAGCTGTATTTATAAGAAGCCCTTTTATAACGAGGGCGATTGGACATTTCAATATGGTATAAGTGATACTTTTAAAAACCAATTGAACTCTTTTGAACTGTTTGATTATCAATCAAAGGCAAAAACCGCTAAAAACTTCAAAAAAGAATGTCCTGCTGATATTAATTTTAAATCCCTCGGAGAATGCGACAAAGGCCCGTTCTCAACCTATGTCAATACCTTTACAAACGACCACGACAACTGTGTCTAAAAATTGCAGCAGGCGAATATAAAAATTGATTGGATAATAATACTTTGATATTATTATAAGGCGCCATGTTTTATGTTGATGCGAATCCTGAAAACATTCTCAAGCTAAATATTGCAAGTCACAAAAAGCTCAATAATATTACAAAGGTTATTGTTGCAAAAATGAAGCTGAATTACGAATCATCACACGAAGACTATTTTAAATTGAAAAATATCGTTGCAATTTATGTAAATGAAGAGATTAAAACGATGCATATGCGCGATATTAATGAAATAATTAGTGATTACGGATTTGATAATGCCGTCCATTGTTATAAAAAAAATTATAGGATATTGGATAATATCACTGTGCGAATGCTTGTATATAATATTATCTGCAATATTTATATTCTTACGGTTGATATGGAAAAGAAGGAAGCTGTCCTCAAAATTCAGAGCTATATTGTTGCCGAAAAAAATAGAAAGAAATATATGAAAAAGGTCAATATAAAGCGCGAGAGTGATTACTTGATTGACAAAGTTAATAATGAGATTAAATGCGATGATGCGAAGCTAATATTGAACACGATAATTAATAAGTTTGTCCACAGAACTATGAAAGCTCTTGATAAAGCATAGTATTGCGATAATCTTCTATAAACATTCTAATAATTCTATATTTATCTATGGTTATTTTTTTGCCCATATCAGTATTTATGTTATTCATCAAGATATTCGTACGATTTTCTATGTTATCAATGATACTGCTTATATTACTCTGTTTATTTACAATCCCGTATGTGAAATATCTTGATATTCCTATTGCACCCAGAGAATCTATGCGATCTGCATCTCTTACGCAATTCAATTCTATAGATTTAGGTGAAGAAGGCGGTTTTGTCAATTCAAGAGACAAGCTTACATTACAAGCAATATCTATAATATTTTCTAATATACTTTTGTCATCTATTAGATTATCGAAGAAGCCCCTTAATACATTTTCTTGAGTGTCCTCATTATTATTGCTATATTTACTATCATTGATATCGTGCGTCAGCGCAGCCAATTGAATTATAAATATTTGTTTTTCATTTAGATTCTCTGATATTGCAAGAGTCGTAGCCATATTTTTAACTCTCATCGCATGCTCAAAACTATGCGAATCATCATACTTTTTCATATAATCCTTTGCAAAATCCTCGGTCAGAATAATAATTTCTTCATTACTCAAAGATATTCTCTCGGCAGATCCCGTGGCTCCGGCAGATCCAGCAGATCCAGCAGATCCGGCAGATCCTGTAGTATCCATATTATATATCGCGCTTACGCACACTTACGCACGCTTACGCACACTTACATACATAATAGTATAAATGCTATCACTTTTTATTTATTTTTTTAACATTTTTTCTTTTTTCCTCCTTTCCTCTTTTTTTAATTCAGCCCATAAAGTAGTTTTTTGTAAGGCTGTTAGATTTGTGTCCCTCATTATATCACTAATATCACTTCTCTTACTTTTATAATTTGAATCGGCTGTTTGATAAGGAAACGGATCCTGAACCACTCTATTCGATGCTTCTCTTGATGCTGCTCTTGGTGCTCTTGATGCTGCTCTTGATGCTCCTGTTCTTCCTAATTTGTTAATTTTTTCATTTATTTTACCAATTTTTACTCTAAGTGGAGCAATCTTGGCTGCTAATTCACTGTTTTCTTTAATTGTTTCATTATCATTATATTGCATTCTACGCATTCTACTTTTAAGAATATCATGATATATAGTGCATTGTTTAACAAGAGGCTCTAATTCTTCTTGCAACATCTTTATTTCATTTTCAATATTTGTCTGTGCTGGCGCTGCTGGCGCTGCTGGCGCTACCCTATTACTTCTACTACTACTACCAACTAATGATGATAAAGTTCCCCCGCCGCCATTTTTTCGGGGGTTTGTAGAGGAGTCGTTTGTTATGTTGTATATGTATAGGGAAAAATTGAAAAATACAAGGGTTATTATGCTGATGCGTAAATAAAAATACCAGTCATATTTTATGTCATCATCTTTGCTATATACATCTTTCTTTTTCAATATAAAATATACTATAAATATTAAGAAAAGAGCTTCAAATAATAGGAAAATATAGAGATTAAAATTATGTTTGATACCAGTAATAATCATAGACATTAAGAATGTATTAAATATTCCGAGTATTAAACATATGTATGTTAGTAATTCATCATTGTCTATTAGCTTATCTAATGAATTATTCATCGGCAAACATCTATAATATATAAATATATTAATATATATTATCATATATGGATAATAAACTTGCGATTATTATTGATATTCGCGAGGACGCTTTGTATAATGATATATTCGACAGAGATTTAGATATTTACAAGGATAAAATAGATATAACAAAGGCGCCCTTAGATATAGGAGATGTTCATATTAAATACAATGACATTCTATATATATTTGAAAGGAAAACAGTGAAAGATTTGATTTCTTCTATACATGATGGAAGATATAGAGAACAGAAGGCTCGTATGTTATCTATATATAATACAATTCAATTATCATATATTATAGAGGAGGATGATGTAATATCATCTAAGATATATTCAAATAAATCGGTGATCCAAGGAGCCTATATCAATACTATGTTTCGCGATAATATCAGGGTTTTATTCACAAAGAAGATTGGAGAAACTGCAACGCTTCTCTTGTCAATCGCCGTAAAAATAATAGAGAACCCTAAAAAGTTTATTTCGGTAAATGCAAGGGCAGAAAATGGAGCCGGAGAGACTTGCTACACTGATTATATTAAGCTTAAAAAAAAGAAAATAGATAATATAGACGAGGACACCTGCTATATTATGCAGTTATCACAGATTCCTCATATTTCAAATATAATAGCAAAGAATATTGCAAAGATATATCCCACGATGCCCTGTTTAATTACGAGTTTAATTCATAATGACAATAAAATTAAGGAGCTGTGCAAGATAGATGGCGTGGGCAAGGAGAAAGCCGCTACGATTGTTAAGTATTTATTTGGAGACAAACGAGAATAGCTTGTAATCGGCAATAATATCGCGAAATATCCTGATATTATTAATAATTTTCAGCTCCCCGATGTTTTGGCTATTGAATATATCGCTCAATATATTAGTTTCCATAGATGCCTCCTTTTCCTTATAATACACAAGGGCAGTATTATATTCTATAATAAACTTCTTATTATTCAGTGCAATAATATATTTATAATTTTTATCATAATTAATTACCTTATTTATAATATAAATCGCTTCCCTATTCTTGTCCTTACAATCATCTTTCTCATATTGCCATATTTTGCTCGTCCCATCACTAATATAGGCAGAAGACACAATAAGACCCGTCTTGATATTTTTAGTAATTTTAATATCTACCTTCAATGTCCCTGTCTCAACATTTTTATCAGTCTTTTTCAATTTCGCCTTCTCTGTCTTAATAATCTCGTTTCCCTTAGCAGTCTCAACTCTTTCTTCTTCGTTTGCTTTGTTTTCTCCGGATACTCCAGATACTCCAGATACAGTCTTTGTAGAGCGAGACTTTGTAGATTTTCTAATTTTTGGTTCTTTCGGCTCAGTTAATACATTGATATATTTGTCGAATAATAGCTCTTTGACAGCTAATAATTTTAGATTATCTAATCTGTTTTTTCGGCGTATCATATTCTGATACATCGGTTTAGTTTGTAAATCATTATCAACATTCTGCCAATACTCTTCATCCTTCTCATATCCCGGCAACTGTTCAATACACAGGGCATATAATTGCAGAATGGGTTTCATAATTTGATTTGTAATATAGTGGAGATAGTCTGGGGTCAAATTATTCTCCACGATATATTCAGGGTTTTCTATCCTATCACCCTGGAGAGAATTAGGGTTATTCGTTTTTATATATACAAATGGGATGCGTTCATTGACACACGGGCGATTTCCCGGGTCTCGTGCTCCTATTCTATCCGCCAAAACCTTATGAGCAATTTTAGAAGGGTCTTTGTAAGATGCTTTTATGCTCTTGGTAATAACGAGCTCCTGAATTGATGTTTTGCCTTCCACGAGATCCTTCAGTTCTTCATTGAGAAACTCTATAGAAGCCGCCAAATCCTGTTTTTTCAATATGATATCAATGACGCCTCCATATACTTTCTTGACAATATGCGCATTATCTCGCCTTTTCAATACAATACCCATAGATTTCTGTTTATAGCTATTAACATCCGTTTCATACAGGTTCCCAACATATCGCTTTTTACTTAGCAATATAAACGGATATAGCGATTTTTCATAATTCAATTTCTGCGGCTTAGGCATTATTTTCGCGATCTCCTTTTCTACTATTTTCCCCATCTTAATCGCATAGGGCAACGCGTCCTTCCCCAATACTATATTGCCCTCCTCGTCCTTCAAAGGAAACTTGCAGAAGATTGAATCGGTATCTCCATAAATAACATCGGCTCCATAATTATCCTCGACAAACTTCTTGGCCAACATAATCATTTCTCTCCCGGTCGCCGTAGTACATGCAGCGATTTCTTTCAAATATATAGATGATGTCCTGGCGCCAATTTGGCCATATAGCGAGTTTGCCGTAATTTTATAGGCAATCTGTCGCGAATCTAATACATCCTGCTCAAAGCTATTATAGGTATCTTCAATGGATAAGACAGTATCCTTTTGAATATTGTAATTTTCTCCCGTATCAATATTCAGTATATTATAGACATCGCCTTTGTCCGTACAAAATCCCGTATATGTATTTTTGCTATCCTTGATTGTCTTGTATTCTATTTTTTTCCTGGTATTTTTGCGCTCAATCAAAAGCATATCCAAGATATCTGCTATGATTCCCTTGCGCCCATCCTTGTATTGTACGAAGGTACATTCTTTCTCGCCTACTTTTTTCTTCTTATCTCCCTTTCCTTCATATATATCATAATATATATTCTTGTATTCTATGTTAGGATCGGCGACCCTATATTTTTCGTCCATCAAATAGCAATCGTGAGACAGATTATTTGAAATCATAGACGAAGGATATAGAGAGCCGTAATCAAATACTACAATCGGGTCATTCAAATATATCGCTTCTTTCGGGTCTAAGACGACGGCGCCTTCGTAGCCATCTTCCATATCTATAACATCATTGTCATAAGATTTAATCGTAGGAATCAGCGAGTTCTTTTCCATACATTGTTTGGCGATTAGAGAGAAAATCTTGATGCCCTGTCCTCTGCGGAATAGGAAATTGAGAGGAACCAAGCATACATTGCCCATCCCAATATTATTCTCCATAATTTTTAATTTATGAATTAGTCGATTGACGAGACAGCAATCCTGAATACAATATCTGGCTATCTCGCATCTGTCCTTAGAATCGCCCTTAAACTTGGCGAATATTTCTTGCGGCTTCAAATCATTCTTATTATCTCCAAGAAATATTGAAGCGACATTGTCCAATTTATAACTATCCAATTTCTGTTCTCTTTGCATCACCTTGAGCAAATCAATTAATACGACACCGTCCATATCAATATATCTGAGGATATTATCTCCCATCGCCGAAGAAGATAATTTTTGCTCAACCAGAGAAGTTTTGCGGGTTATCAATCTCCCCCAGCCTATACTGTATTCTTCCAATATCCCGAGCTCCTTAGCTCTGTCCCATATATAGGGCATATCAAAACCGAATATATTATAGCCGACTACAATATCCGAGTTCAACTCATTCATCAGCTCTTTCCATTTTATCAACAATTCCTTTTCCGTATTACACGCAATAACATCACAATCCTCAATGTTATCGCAAGTATCCAATGTAATGATATTTTTATAAACAATCTTATCAGAACCATATATATGTGTCGTGGTTCCTATTTGAATAATTTTGTCGCCTTCAAGAGGAACCAATAGCGTATCTAATATTTTCGCCAGCTTCGTCTCTTCTTCATTCAATTGGGCAATCGTCATATTTACATCATTATCTTCTTCTCCTTCTCCGCCTTCTCCGCCACCATCTCCACAGGCATCTCCGGCATCTCCGCCTTCACCATCAGTAGATTTAGCAACAGAAGCCGATATTTTATCCAGAATTGATATTATATCTTCCATTCTATCTGCAAGAAGCCCTGGAATACTATCAATATATTTGGGATGGAGCTTCTTCTTAGCATATACCTGATTGATTTTTAGGTCAATCGCGGCATCAATTATAATATCCTTTTTATATATGTTTTTTAACCAGCTAATTATAAAATCGCTCGTGTATTCGTATCCGGCTTTTGCGACCAAAGCCAAATCTTGTGCGACTTTGCTATAATTCTTTATGGCGACTGGGAAATCTCCGTGGCTACTGGAACATTCAATATCAAAAGAGGTTATAAGAATAGGTGCGATTTTATTGATATCAAGCGGAATAATATCCTTGCTATTTATGCTGATATTATAATTGCATCTGCACGAATCATCGCCATCTTGATATTTCTCAATTCTTACCCAACCGCAAGGTTTGATATTTTGAATATGAATATATTTAAGGAACGGATCAATATTGCTCTCGTACGCCTTGAATCCCTCTTTCTCAAGGGTCTTAAAATAATACTTGAGATTGTTATATAGTTTCAAGGATTTCACAGCTATTTTAATGAAGCGGAATAGCTTGTTGTTAGTGAATCCCCAGAAATCCTTCTTTTCTACCGTAGATATGTTAGAGAAATGCGATAACATATTGTTCGGGATAATTTTCTTTTCGTATTTATTACCCTTGAATTGCGCCATATATTTACCGTTCAATAGCTTGTCTTTGAATGTTGATACTTTAGCCTCAAACACATTAGCGCTAAGGCTTTCCCAAGATTCAGGCGGTTTAATGTAAAAGAAGGGCTTGAAGCAATTTACTACAGTTGAGATTGTAGCACCGTTATCACATACGCCGTATAAAATCATAGAATATGTTTCCTCAAAATCCTTCTCCTTATTTCTATCATTCTCGGGGACATATATGTCAGTGATTTGAAACTCTACGGGGCTTTTGTTAAGAGGTTCGTAGTCTTTCCTTGGTTTATCCATATTAAATAGGTAATGGCAATTATTTAAATATAAATAATAGAAATCAATTTTTAATTTATTATAAGTAATAGAAGTATGGAAATAAACACTGAGGGGTTAATTATAATAATTGTAACAATAATAGGAATATATTATATTTATAATTATTATACTAATATTGGATTAATGAAAGTTACGAGCAAAATAGATCAGAAGGAATACACAGTGCAGATTAAAGACGATTCTCTTGAAGCCGCCAATTTAATCGCAAAAATACGAGAGAAGCTTGTAGTATTAATGGAACACTTGGAGAAATCCTTTTCTCTTAATGATGAGCGCGTCAGATTATTAAAGAAGAACTTTAGGCCTGACAGATTAAAAGAGGGCGTTGATACTCCTGGATATACGAGCTATTCTATAAACAAAGGCGAGCAGATTGTTCTATGTCTTAGAAGTAATGATAAGTTAGTTGATTTAAATACTATGCTTTTCGTAGTATTACACGAGTTCGCCCATTTATCAACAGAAAGCATAGGACATACCGAGGAGTTTTGGGATAATTTCAAATGGATCTTAGAAGAATCAATAAATATAGGCATATATACCAAACAAGAATTTAAAGTTAAAAATGTAGAATATTGCGGTATGACAATAACATCCTCGCCCTTAGAATAATCTTGGGGGAGACCGCCCTATGGGGGAGACCGCCCCCAACGCGGTTTTCAAAAGAAAGTTTTAGAAAAGGCTTAATAGAGAGCTATTGAGATATTTGTAATACCATTATGATCTATTAAAAAGACACTGGATATTTCTAAAAATTGAAAATTAAAATTTGAGTACATCTTTCTGTTTTTTCAAAAATTTCAAAAGTTTTTTAGAAATTACAAAATAAATCAAGAGATGTACTCAAATTTAAAAATGAAAAAATATAGATATTCCTGTGTCTCTATAACTGCTATGTTAATCTAAGTATTTTTATAATAATTACGGAGGGCTATTGAGAGGCTATTGAGAGGCTATAGAAAAGCTATTGAGGGGCTATTGAGGGGCTATTGAGGGGCTATTGAGGGGGCTATTGAGAGGCTATTGAGATGCTCACAAGCTATTTATATTACCATTATGATCTATTAAAAAGACACTGAATATTTCTAAAAATTGAAAATTAAATTTTGAGTACATCTTTCTGTTTTTTCAAAAATTTCAAAAGTTTTTTAGAAATTACAAAATAAATCAAGAGATGTACTCAAATTTTAAAATCAAAAAATATTGATATTCCAGTGTCTCTTATAACTGCTATTTTAATCTAAGTATTTTTATAACCTTGACAATAGCCTCTCGATAGCCCGCGTTGGGGGCGGGTTCCCCCGCAATAGCCCAATTTAGCCCCATTATAGCCCCACAATAGCCCCTCAATAGCCTCTCGATAGCCCGCGTTGGGGGCGGGTTCCCCCAGCGGGTTCCCCCATTATAGCCCGCGTTGGGGGCGGGTTCCCCCATCCCCCATCCCCCCATTGTAAATATTATATAAGATAAATATATAATATCTATATTATAATGATGAATAATTTGGTAGTATATAATAAGGATAGTAATCAATTTGAGTTATTCTTATATACATTAGTTATATGTATGATGATAAGCAGGAAATATACGGAAAGTATTACGAATAATATAATACGGCGAAAAATAAATCAATATACGAATTGGAACCTCTATTCAATATTTTTGAATCATATATTGATTAACTATTTTAATATAAATAATCTCTTGATATCCAAGTTCATAGCTAACAATTCTTTAAATATATTTATATTATTTCACTCATTTATAATATATGATAGTCGCATATTATTTCAAGCCTTAGATAATTCTCCTTCCATTCTTAATAAGTTTATTAAGTGTGTTTCAGAAAAGCGTCTATTACAGACGGAATATATAATATGTAATATAATATTTCATGTATTGCCTGTGTATTTTTATAAGGATACTTTGATATATTATAAATCCTACGATGATACCAAGAATATGTATTTATATACTATGATATTTAAGTTTATGTGGTCGCTTAATATATTCGGCGACTTCAATTTTATGTCTATTTATATACCATCATTTAATTTCTCAAATATTAAACTGGTAAATTTCATAATCTTCTTGGATTATATCTTAGATAATGCGATTATGAATATGTCTTTGTAGGATACGGATGCGGATGTGGATATGGAGATATAAAGCTATTATTAATAATATTATTATATACTATGATACCTAAAACGATACATCAAACTTGGAGCGATGACCCGGTGCCTCCAATAATTAATTATATACGCGAGGAGAACGCGAAATTATTGAAATCGCGAGGATACGAAATAATATTATGGACGGACAATATGATATTAAAATTGATAAATGAGCACTATCCCGATTTTTATAAAATATATAATTCGGCACGAACTGGAGTACAGCGCGGGGATATTGCGCGAATCATCTTAGTATATCATTATGGTGGTATATATATTGATTTAGATATATTAGTATTGCGAGATTTCGCTGAGCTCCTTGATATGACAAGAGAAACCTTTTATGTAAGCTATGAGCCCGCCGAACAAACTAAATTGATATACAATAGCGATAGATATATCTGCAATGCATTCTTTGCTGCTAATAAAAACAATGCTTTCTTGCACAAACTTTTGCGCAATATTCCCGAATATATAAATAGGCACGGATACGATTTATTTAATAAGTTTGATATATTCGGCGGATTTTATATTTTAACTAACATAAATAATTACGATAAGGAATCGAGAGAACGAGATGTTTTCATAATAGAGGATAGGGAGTTGATATATCCTATTAATGATTTGAAGCTTGAGGGTATTCCCTCTGCAGCAAATGATTGGGCGGCTGTCAAAAGCGGCAAATATCCTTCAAAACCCATCATGGTTCATTATTGGATACATGGGGATTTTGAATCTAAAAAGCTTCTCAAAATGTTCAAGCCAGATAGCACATATAGTATCCACGAAAATATGTATATATTTTTTAAAATATTATACCCGAATGTAGAAAAAAATTGATAATATCTCTCTTAATATTAAGGTTGTGTATATGCTATTAATAATCTTGTTATTATTGTTTCAAATGAGTTATGTGCGTACTTTTGCTAATATTCAGCATAAAATTCAGCATAAAATGCATCACTCAAATATAATCAAAGATACAATATTAAATGATCCTAAAATGCCTATGATATATACTAATAAATACCTTAAAAAGTGTATTATCAATGGAATCGCAGAAGATGCTCGCGGTACTGAAGGCACTGAAGGCGGAACAAGCATATCTAAAAATATTGCGCGTGGCGTGGCGAAAAGCAATTATAACAGACAGTTTATATCGGCAGAACACATATATCCGCAATGTTTATTGGATGGTAAGCAATCCAATGATATGCATAATATCATTAAGACGCTTAATACACTAAATGCAAATAGATCCAATTATAAATTTCACGAAGATTATGATATAAAGAGCAAGCATTGGGTTGAATTAGAATGTAATAATTATGTAAATCACAAGGATAAGGTTTTTGTGCCGAATAATGATTCGCGAGGATTTATATCAAGAGCCATTCTATATATGTACAAGGAATACAATTGTAATCCGAAAAAAATAATAGATATCGAGATATTAAAGAAGTGGTATTATAACTTTTCGCCGACAATTGACGAGCGATATCACAATGATATTATTAAACGATTGCAAAATAAAAATAATATATTCATATCAAATTACAATAAAAAGAACAAGGGCATTAAAAAAATCCTTGATTCCCTATGACAAAAGCCTCATTTTATTGATGCATTTAATTGATTGATTAATTGATTGATTGATTTATTAGATTAGGATATAATAAAAAATGATATAGATAGATATTATCTTATTTTTATAATGAATCTTTTAAATGAAGAGCAAATATATGCAGTAACCAGTGTTATGGAAGGGCACAATATTTTATTAACGGGATCCGCGGGAACTGGGAAATCTTATACTATTAAATATATCATAGAGTATTTGAATAATGCAAATAAGAACTTTGCTATTACGGCATCTACGGGGACTGCCGCAGTTATGATTGGTGGCCAGACATTACATTCGTTTTTAGGACTCGGTTTGGGAACAGGGAGTATCAAGGATATACTCGGCAATATTCTTAAAAACAAGAAAAAGCACGAGAATATATTGAAGCTCGATGTGCTGATTATTGATGAGATATCTATGATTGATAAGGATTTATTTGAAAAAATATCTGAAGTCTTGAGTATCATTAAATCCACTGAAGCGTGCTTTGGTAATATTCAGTTAATTTTAGTAGGCGACTTTTGTCAATTGGCGCCCGTTAAAGGCAGATATTGTTTCTTGTCGGATATATGGAATAAAATAAATATAAAGATAGTTTTGCTCGAAAAGTTAATAAGACAGGACGAAGACCAGCTATTTCAAAAGATTTTGAAAA